TAATCCCATCTTTACGCCTAAAATTATAAAACATTGTTGTTTCATCTTCTGAAATTATTCCATTTCTTATAATATCGTCTAATTCATATTCGGAGCTTAGAGCAACTTCAATAATACGCATCCCAGATTCTATCTTCTCCTTCTCACATTGATGTGAAACTAAAATCTCAATAAAAATAGGCTCATGTCTATTTTCAGAATCAGAAAGAAGTAAATCAGCCCGGAAACCTTTATATGTTTTTTCTCGAGTGATTACATTGTAATAATTCTTTAAGTTAAAAGATCGGCTCGATTTTTTCTCACAATAAGAAGTATAGTCATCATGATTCCATAGACAATGTTCAAAATTAGAGCATCTATCTTTTGTTCTAAAAGAGATATTTAATGCACTATCTGAATTAAACCACTCTTCAATTCTTTTCTTGGCAAGAGCATGAAGATAAGTTTCGTAGCTACAGTTTTGCGGTCTTATCTTATGAGCATAATGCTTTACTTTAATAGAACCTTCTTTTACAACCATTTCTCCTTTGCAATGAGGACATCGATATTCTATTCCTTTCTGAGCATTTCCAATACCAATGCAATTTTCATTCTTATCAAGAGCATACGTATATTTGAGTTCTGCCATATTAAAGAATCATGCTTTATTCAACAAAAGTCATATTCATTTTTATCTTTGAAAAATGGAATTATCAGTCGTCTGCACGTTGGCTAATAAGAATTCTTCTAAAGCGGCACATTCAAAAGCCGAATCAAATGGAACCGCAATAGCTGCAATATATTTAGGTGACGTGCTCCAATAAGGGCTTCTAACCCGGCATTTCCCTTCACCATCATAACAAAAATAACTTCCAAGCCTTCTGCCAATGGCAACGGATGATTTACCTATATATAGCACATTGTCCTTATCGTCCATAATCAAATAGACTCCAGGCCTATCGGCATATGGGTAGCATTGGGGCCAGCAGTTTTCCATATTCTCTTTCCCAGGAAACAAATCATACTTGTTACTAACTGAAAAACGTGTAAGACTTGGGTGACGATACTTCTCTTCGTATAATCTCACTAATTTTAAAACCTCATCTAATTTTGCCATTCTTGGTTACTCTGTTTTTTAAATCATCGAATCCCTTTTGCCAAAAACACATATCTACAACTTTCATTGATGGATAGTGGTAGTGAAGTTTTTCAGAAATATATCTTTGGCATTGCTGTATTGTATCTTTATTGCTCTGAGAACAATCAATTATCCGCTTTAATAATTCTTCGTCAAACTGCTTGCCTTGACAATGAAATGCCCGCTTAAACAAGTCATCCAATGCAGGAACACAGCCAATGGTTCCCAACATGATTTTAGTAATCAGAGTATCTGTCGCAGCAAGGTTTAAGGATGAAGTCTTATTTTCCGGTTTATAATATGTGATTTTACTGTAGTAATCTTTGAGCGCATTGTACAACTTCATTATTTGAGAAACATCATCCATTGTAAACCATTCTTTTCGTAGGGAATGAAATTTCCTTATTATGTTTACGGCATCCATATGAATCGTATAATCTTTCCAAAGTATTCCACAACTACCTCTATACATTCCCCAACTCGCTAAATAAAAAGCAAGGTGAAGAGATAAATAGTCTACTGAATCTAAATTACCGAATGCCGTATAGCAATATTCCCATGATTTAAAGCGATGATTTGAGTCTTGAACCATATTACTCAAATATTTTTCAACGCTACTTTTTTCTATGTCTAAAATAGGAAATGTCATTTCTATATAGTTAATTGTTTGACTCAATAAATTCCTTCAACCGATACAATCTATCAATGGCCGGATTGTAGAAAGCATCCGGATAGTGCTGCTTAATATCGCAGATATTCGCATTAACATACATAGAGGTGTCAAAAATATGTTCTGCCTCACTTAGCATCACCTCCTTGGGTAACTGGGTTGTTTGTGCCCATTCGATTATTGCCTTGACGGATTCCTCGTCATAGGAATATTTACTTTCTTCTGCCATAATTGCTATTTATGTTTTTATGAATTAGCCTGCACAAATATAGATAATTGAAGCCAATTACAAATGATATAGAAGCCGAAGTTATAGGAAATATTGAGGCTTTGCATTAATTTTGTCACTACTTATAATTTTTTACACCATATGAGCCCAAAGAATGTATATGAATTAATCCAGGAAAGACTGGAAGTGATTTTTAAAGAGTTCGACAATATATACATTTCCTTTTCAGGTGGAAAGGATAGCGGAGTGTTGCTGAACCTATGTCTGGACTATATGCGTAGGAACCGGCTGAAGCGCAGGATTGGAGTGTTCCACATGGACTATGAGATACAGTACAGTATGACCATTGACTATGTGGACCGGGTATTGGAGGCAAACAAGGACATGCTGGACGTGTACCGTGTCTGCGTGCCTTTCCGTGTAACGACCTGTACCTCCATGTACCAGAACTACTGGCGTCCCTGGGACGAAGCAAAAAAGGAAGCATGGGTCAGAGAAATGCCGGAGGGCGCAATGACTGTAGACGATTTCCCTTTCTATAACCGCAGGATGTGGGACTATGAATTTCAGACAGAGTTTTCCCGTTGGCTCCATCAACGGAAAGCTGCACGGCGTACCTGCTGTCTGGTGGGCATACGTACCCAAGAAAGCTACAACCGTTGGCGCACAATCTATCGAGGTGTGAAAGAGCAATATAAGGATTACCAATGGAGCACGAAAATCGGTGAGGGTGTGTATAACCTATACCCACTGTTCGACTGGAAAACGGAGGATATATGGATTGCCAACGGCAAATTCCGATGGGATTACAATAAACTATACGACCTCTACTACCAAGCCGGGGTAAGCCTTGACCGGCAACGGGTGGCAAGTCCATTCATCAGTGAGGCCATTGAGAGCCTTGCCTTGTATAAAGTCATTGACCCCAATACTTGGGGACGGATGATAGGACGTGTAAACGGAGTCGGCTTTGCCGGACTTTACGGCAATACCCGTGCGGTAGGAAGGAGAGCGATACGTCTGCCGGATGGATATACCTGGAAGTCATTCATGGAATTCCTGCTTTCGACCCTGCCGGAACATACCAGGAGAAGATACCAGGCCAAGCTGGAAACCAGTATCAAATTTTGGAAGGAAAAGGGTGGAGTTCTCAGTGATGAAGTCATACAGAAGCTGAAAGACCGCAATATCCCCATCCAGGTAGGTGACAGCACCAACTATAGGACAGACAAGAAACCAGTACGAATGGACTACCTGGATGACATTGACATAGAAGAGTTCCGAGAAATTCCCACCTATAAGCGTATGTGTATATGTATCCTGCGTAACGACCATACCTGCAAGTATATGGGGTTCGCCCTAACCAAGGAGGAGAATGAAATGAAGAGCAATGCCTTGAAAAAATACAAGGATATTTTATAAATACTGCATTGTACAGTAAACATATAAAACTGCCCCGACTTTCGCAAGCCAGA